TCAGCTGGGTATTTTATATTATCTTGTATTCCTCCTACGCGAGCCGCTAAATGTACAACTATATCTGGTTTTTGTGATGAGATTAACAACTTAACTCTACTTATATCAGTTAAATCACAATCTTTACTACTTAAGTAAATGGCATTTGGTAATATTTCTTGTAAATGTTTACCTACTAGCCCGGTTCCACCTGTTACTAAAATTTTATTCATATTTAAAAAATTCTTTATTTTACCACAAACATAATCTACATCACCTAAATCGTAGAAGATACATTTAACACTTCCTTTCTTCCAGGTGTTAGGTCTTCCTTACGTACAATTGTATGTAGTATCTTTCCTGGTTCTACTTTTGAATATATGTGTTCCATTATTTGTTAAAGAATTTATCTACAATTGTTCCGATGTATTCGATTTGCTCTAATGTAACGACTGGAGAGCATCCTAGGAAGAAAGTATCTGTTGTTACTTTTCTTGATATTGGATACTTCTCAATAACTTCTTTTGGGTCAATCAAATGTGAGTATCCTGGCTGTAGCATTATGTTACCTGCGAAGTAAGGTCTTGTCTGAATCTTATGTTTCTCTAAGTATTGACAGAATTCTGATCTTGTGAATCCAACTTCATCTCTTAATGTTAATGCTACTGCGAACCAATCTGGATCTGATTTATCTGTTGCTTTAGGTAGAATAAACTTATCTTCATATTTTTTAAAGATGTCTACTATCGCTTTATGGTTTCTTCTTCTTAGAATTCCAATCTCTTCTAACTTACCTAACTGAACATTCCCCATTGCAGCTTGCATTTCAGTCGGTTTTAAATTATATCCAATCTCTTCATAAGTGTATTTATGGTCAAATACTTCATTAGGTAGGCTTGGTAGCCAGTTACTAAATCTGACTCCACAGGAACCACATTCTAAGGCATTTGCTTTACCCTGGCAAAAACATCCTCTACCCCAATCTCTTAAACTTCTTAAAATTTTTTCAGTTTGAGCATCTTTACATGCAACAAATCCTCCTTCCCCCATTGTAATGTGATGTGCAGGATAGAATGAACAAGACGCCATTTTACCAAATGAACCTAATGGTTTGCCGTCGTAGGTTGTTCCTAAGGCATCACAACAATCCTCCAACAGTATTAAGTCATATTTCTTAATAATCTCCATTAATCGATCCATATTAGGTGGGTTTCCTAATACGTGTGCGAATGTAATTACTTTAGCATCTGGGTGGTCTATGCATGCTTGTTCTACTTGATCTAAGTCCAAGTTTAAAGACTCTAGCTCAATATCAACAAAGATAGGTACAAACCCTAATTGGATTGTTGGACTAAGTGTAGCTGGAAATCCAGCTATTGGTGTAATTACCTTAGTTCCTTTAGGAAGATTCAAGCCCCTTTTAGATGTTAGAGCAGCCATCATTAGTAAGTTAGCACTTGAACCACTATTAACAATAACTCCTGTTTTCTGTCCTAATTTTCTGGGAAATCGTTTTTCGAATAGTGAGCCCTCCTTTCCAAGAACTAGCCAACCCTCCAGCATAACTCTAACTACTGCTTGTGCTTCTTGTCCGTCAAAATAAGGTCCAGCATACTGCACTAAATCTTCCCCTGCTACCCATTTTTTTTCATTGCTCTTATTTGTGATATACTCTTGTACTAAATCTAAAATCTGATTCATAGAACTCCTTTTTACAACGTATTATAGTAAGCGTTTTGTTTCTCCTGTTTTTTAATATCTTTAGGATGGTAAAGTGCTAACTCTTCTATAGAAGGGAGAGCAGAAAAAGTCTGGTGTCCTTGGAGTACTTCATGTACTTTATTTTTCCAGGTAATTTCTGGCTTATTCTTCCAGATTCTCATCTGGTAGTCCGGCCAGTTAACCCAGCCTGCTTCATTAACGTTCCATCTCCAAGTTGCTATATGCTCGTTAGTAATTCCTTCTACGGTATTCACTCTAGGAACATAGTACACCTCGTTATCTGGATTTTCTGATAGTATATCAGGTAAGTTTTTTATTAGTAGGGTATTAGGAAGCTCATCAGCATCAATAGAGAACACATAATCTCCTTTACAAGCTCTAGTTAGTCTATTTTTCCAATCCGCAAAATGATTATTAAAAATGTCCTCAACTAAAGTAATTTTATCATTGTAACTTAATTTATGTAAGTATCCTAGTAGTTCAGATGTTGGTTTATTTTTAGATAAATCAACTAGTACTACAATTTCATCTTGGTATCTTTTATTTTTTAATAGAAGTGAAAGGAGTCTTTGTATTTCAAGAAACTCATCACATACCGTTATTCCATAACTTATTTTCATAATAATAATAATATAGTACTTTTATATAGTGTCTACAACTTTATTTACAATAAAGTTCGGTATTGAGAATTATACTTAGTGTGGCTTAAAGTAGTTACTGTCGTGTAAAAGTTGCTTTAAATCTTCCTTAGTTACACAGACTTTATCACTTGTAAATTCTCTAAAAGGTAATTCTTCTCCTGCTATGTCCCGGTAATGCATTAAGTAGGTTTTGTTATGTTTTTTAACTCTAGTAGACTCCTCTATAGAAAACATCATTTCATGCAGTTTTTCTGAAATTCTAGGTTGACCTATTTTGTACTCTAAGCCGAACTCTTCTTGGTATATCTCAAACAAATCTTTAACTCTAAAAGCTGGTATATCCGGAATTATATTATATCCACTTAGTTTAAGAGATTCTTCTATCAAATCTATAGCCTGTTCTATAGAAATCATAAAGCGAGTCATATTATTAGAGTATAGAGTTAGTGGGTATTTTTTCTTGATAGACTCCCATATTAAGGGTATTATACTTCCTGTGGAGTTGAGTACATTCCCATATATCGCAGTAGAAAGTCTTACATTAGATTTTTCAGAATTAACTATAAACGATTCTCCTGCTACAAACTTCATTGCACCGTACAGAGTAGTTGCTGCTCTCGATTTGTCTGAGGATATAAAGCATGCTGCTTCGAATTTATTTTCTTCTGCTGCTCTTCTTGAATTGATAGCACCATCTATTAAAACTTTTATACTCTCTTCTACATTTTGATCTACAGCCTCTATTTGTTTTAAAGAAGCAGTAAATATTCCTAAATCGTGCCCTATACTTGCTCTTTTAAGAAGATCAAAATTGCGAATATCTCCTATAACGCAGTTGATATTTGGGAATTCTTTCTTAAGGTAGTAGTGCTTAGCCTCATCTCTGGAGTATATAGTAACTTCATTATCCTTATAATAGTGCTTGACTAGGTGTTTTCCTAGAAAACCAGCTCCTCCAGTTATGAATATTTTTTTATTCTTCATTACAGGCCCTCTACAGTATCTATTTCGAACATTTCGATAAAGTCACAAGCTTCCATAAAATCTTTTTCAGCAAAGTACTTTACATTTTTCATATCCATTTTATGAGTCTGTTCTTTAGATACTTTTTTATCTTCCTCCTCTAAGGGGATTGCTCTAACTGCAGCCCATCTCCAACTATCTTTAGCTGTTCCGTCTACAAATACCATTCCTTTCCCCGGAAGTGTTAATGTTGACGGTAGCCAGGTTCTATTATCCGAGTCTTCAAACATTAAGTCTTTATACAATTCGGGAGAGGTTTCTACTGCTTGTTGAATTATCTCACTTCCTTTTACCATTAAGGTAGAAGTAGTAAATCCACACCCGAAATCTAACCAAGTGGTTACCCCTCCTTCTAAGTGTTGTTCGTAACATGCGTTACCTCCGCATCTTTTGCATTCTACTAGTTTATCTTTGTCCATTTTATATCTTCTTTAATTCAGGTAATTTTATTTTAGGTAAAGTTAATTGAACTTGTTTAGGAAAGGAAGGTACAGCCTGTGTTAGAAGGGTATCTAACGTCTCTACCATCTTTTCATAACTAAACTCTGTTCTGCTCTTATGTCCCTGTCTTTTTGCATTTATAGTCCACTGTTTGTAATTCTTATATACCTCCTTATATGCATTACCTACATCAATTGGATCGCTAGTAAACCATTGACTCTCTTTAAGTAGAATATTCTGCACCACTGCGGAAGGATGTACGTTTGTTAAGTCCCCCTTTATGTACCTAACAAATTCTTTGTCTAGGAAATCAGTTTGCCCTGACCAAGAAGAAGCTATAATTGGTTTATTAACCAAACTAAATTCTAGGAACGGTCTACCGAATCCTTCTCCTTTCGGTAATGAAACGAGAGCTTTGATTTTTGGATGATTGTATAACTGATTCATATCTTCATCAGATACTTCTCCATGAATAAGGTAAATATTGGGTAACTTACCTTTTACTGTTCCCCTGACTTCATTAATTTTATCTAACATTCTCTCCCTGTCTAGAATAGAAGTATTTACGCTATGGGATTTCATAACCAGTGCTGGAGGGTTTGTCTTATTTTTAAATGTTTCTAAGAAAGCTTTTATAGTAAATGCCATATTTTTTCTGTCTTCTCCAAAATCTCCTTGCATCCAGTGCCCTGTAGTTAAGAAGCAGAACGTCTCAGGTATGCTATCTAGTGTTTTATTTAGTTCTGAGTCTTTTTTTATCTTTGTTTGAAAATATTTTTGTAAATCTGCTCCTTCAAATAACACTTCTATCTTGGTTGTTAGAGTGATTGTTTCAGTTACCTTTCCGGTATTGTTATCTTGTACATTGTACTTACTTCTATTAAATGACTCTACTGCATGATTAGAGGAAACAAGAAGTAGGTCCATATTATTTGCTCCTCTTATCCAGGATACATCACACAAAGTGGTTTCTATTCCTGCAGTGACTCCTATGTTGTATTTCCCTACTTTCTGGAACTCGTTAGGGATTGAGATTTGTATCCAAATATCGGGTTGTTCAGTTAGTTGATGGATAAGTCTAGAGCTGAGGTCTGTTCTTTCATGATCTTTTAAGTAGCCCCACCTAGTTTCTCCCCACCGTTGTGGCAGTATTTTTACATCCCAATCAGGTTTTGATTCTATAATTGCTTTGATAAAGTCTCTAGATCTTCCTCCGTAGCCAGAATAGGTATCTGCAGGCGCTGATATAACACAACTTATTTTATTCATTTAGTAAGTTTTTTAATTTATAGTAATTTAAAGATTTAATTTCAGAACTCCAATAGAAATTATTTATTAACAGCATACTAGTACCCTGTTAATTTATGCTCTATATATTTTGGTGGCCTATCTTCTATTGTATGAAAGTCAAAAGACTTTCTTGGAATAAACTTGTCAAAACCTTCATCAATAACCTCGATTGCAGTTTGTCCCATTTTACGAGCTGTCATATTAGCCTCATCTCCTATTACCCATTCATATCCTTTCATTCCATTTTCATCTCGTTGCTCTTTAGTCATTTTATATACTTTTAAAATTCCCTGTGCTCCATCTTCTGCTGAGCATCTATCGTCAAAAATATAAGGTGTTGGGATAGAGCCTGCTACTGAAATGTTAGAAGGAAAGACCGGTACTGCCCATTCCCCACATTGCTTAATTGTCCCTCTATGGTTAGAAGGAAAGTCAGGTGTAAAATCTATCCATTCTCCGTCCGGACCTTCAAATCTCATCTGATCTTGCATACCTCCTGTTACGTTAGCAATAACCATAGTACCGGTAATTAATGACTCGGTCAATGATAATCCCCAACCTTCGTTTGAGGAGAGCATAATTGTTGCATCAGCAATATTATAGAGCAGGTTTAGCTGTGCTACTTCTATTTTGTCGGTTGAGAAGTATACATTGACATAACTAGGATCACAGAAAGCTTCTCTAACTGCTTTGAGATCTGTTCCATGCTGGTCTTGTATATCTGTATGTAAGATGAAAGCACATTTTTTAGCTGCCTCTTTTCCTATGAGGTCACAAAAGTGCCTGTATGCTAAAATAATATCTGCTGTACTTTTTCTTCTAATGTTTCTAGAGTTATGAAAAAGTACAAACTCTATTTCCTCGCTCTTTAAAATAGCTTTCTTAAACTCTAGGACTTTCCCATAATCTTGGTGCGATGCTTTAATAGGGTAGAAGGATTTCTCATTTATTCCATGAGGTACGTACTTAATTAACTTTTCTTTAGATTTCTCTCCTAATACGATTTCGTTAATGTTTTTTGTTTGTTTTGAGATAGCCATTAAAACATCTACAGATTCGTAATAAGATTTATTGTATAGAGGAGCTGGATAATCATCCCAAATATTTAACCAAAAAATTGGCATTTTAGATCTGATCTCTCTTTCTATTTCAAATAACCAAGTCCAGTATCTAGGATCTGTAAAAATAAAAATAGCATCAGGGTTTTCAATACTTATAATCTCTCTAATTTTCTTAGAATCTCCATACCCTGAGCAAGGAATTAACCTAATAAAAGAATCTTCTATCCCTGCTTCTTTATTTACTTGCGCAGATATATCAAATACCTTACCTTCTTCTGGATGTTTTATGGCTGCTCCTAGGTTAACCCAATTGAAGTGGTGTGCTGTTGATATTATCATCTCTTTGGCCATGTTCCCTACTCCGGAATGCATCCGAATATCATCACATAACAGTAGAATCTTTTTCCGATCTTTTTGCTCTAAATAACGAAACTTATTTTTCATGTAACTAATTTATTTTTGTTTATGTAGTTTTTGTTTAAAGTCCTTATCATTAAGATAAAGATAAATTGCACGGGACGCAAGCTTTTGGAAAGAAAAACTATCTTTCAAGCATTGCATTTGGAATTCTTGATAAACTTCTGGGTCTAATCTAACAGAGGTTAGTTTTTTATCACTATTGCGCATAACTTTTTATTTTACGTATATAAATATATACCTTTTACAAAATAGCATCAGAACATATCCTATTTTTCTTTAACTCACAAAATTTACACGCATCTACTGAAGGTGTAGTTCTGTATTTTTTGTGTATATGTTTTCCATCCTCTCCTACTGCTTGGGATACAAAGTTACTTAGTAGAGCAACTGCTTGATTCATTTTTTTAGGGCCTGATGGAGGTATAAATTCCTGTACTCTTTTTTGCATTGAAGCAAATTCAGCTTCTTTAGGTACTTGCCTCTTTACTATAAAGTAAAGCACTTCAATTTTATCTAGAGGAATATCAAACTGCTTACTAAAGAAGTATCTGTATAGAAGTATTTGTGCTTTTTTATTATCGTCTGCTTTTTGGTACTGGTTCCAACCTTTAGTAGAAGTCTTAATATCTACAATCAACCATTTATCTACTCTTTCATCATAAAATACTAAATCAATTTTACCTTTAAAGAACACCTTAGGGCGTAACTCTCTATAAAGAACCGTCTCTATGCCTGCCAAATAAACTCCCTTAGTTGTAAAGTATGCTGCTCTTTTTCTCTTTATAAAATCTAAAATGTGTTTACCGTCTAAGTAGAAAGTTTGCATTTCAGCTGCAGTAGTAAAATCCTGTAGATTGTTTCTTTGTTTATCCTTGACGTATGTTTTTATCATATTTTCATATAAGATACTATCAAGTTTCATTTCATTAGCATCTTTAATCTTTCCATTATATAGTACCTCTACCCATGATTGAAGAGTCTCATGTATTGCTGTTCCAAATGTCATATGGATAGAAGGTGGCATTGGTACTTCTTTTGTAAGATGTAGAGCTTGCCACTGTCTAGGACAGGTGGCGTAATGAACTAGGCCGCTATATGAAATATGTAGATTCTCTTGGTAGTTTTGCTCTACCTTATGGTTCCAGACTTCCTTTACTTTTTTTGGTATCTTTTTTGGCACAACTTTCTTGATTTTTAATTTCTCTCTCTAAATACCAAAGAGCTTTTTTTAGCTCTTGTACTATATTATTTTTTTTACCTGCTCTGGATATATATTTAATTGTGTTGCCTAGGCAAAATCCTAATTCCCAAGCTTCAATAACTTTTATAGCTTCGTAAGGGTTATCTTTTCCTCCGTAGTGGTCAGGATGATTAACCCATTCTTTTTTTATTTTATGGTCAGTATGTTTTACTACATCTCCATAAATTTCACTGTTTTTTGTCATAGTAATTTAGTTGATTTTATAACTTTTTGCATAAATTTATTTAATGCATCCCTTAATGGAGTTCCTACATTTCTATAATCATCCCAAACTCTCTTTGCTCCTTCTATATTAGAGAGTAGTTCTCCAATAACA